ACAGACTACGGTCGGGCTTGTCGTGGACGACGCGATGATCCCGTAGACCGTCATGGCGGTAGTCGGCGGAGTCGTCGTGGCGATTGAGAGGGCCATGACGTTGTAAGTGCTAAAACTTAGGTCCTGCGGCTCGATGTTCTGGTACGCATGGGCCGACGAGGCCAGTAGGAGTAGAAACAGGTATTTCATCGCAGCCTCATCCAAATGAAAGACGCGCCTACGTTTTTAGTCATGGGGTATCCCAAGGTGAGCGCGTCGAAACCAGTCTCGTTCTGAACTTGGCACCTTGTCGCTGATGTTTCCAGATAATTCACGCTCGTGTTCGTCGTTTGGACCCTAAAAGGACCGCCAGAAAGCGCAACAAGGCAAGACGCCCCCGACGCGCATGTTTGCAGGAGAACTCCGGGGACCGACATGTTGGAGAAGAAATTGAACGTCGCCGTCGTCGTTGACGTAAACGTGTAGGTGGATATCGTGCTGGCGACGTTGTTGGGTGAAGTGACGACGACGACGCACCCCGATGACTCCGAGGCACCGTCAATAGAGGTGGCCCACACGGCCCCAGGGCCGTAGCTGTTGAGCATGTTCGCCGCGCTGTCGGCGGTAAAATACACCGGACCCGTTAATGACGCCGCGCCCAGGAACGAATTGGTGCCCGTGAACGTCTGCGTCGCGTTCAACACCGCCGCATTCGATGCCAACACCGCACCGGATGCGTACTTGACGAAGAACTCGGATGTACAGTTGTTTGGCTTGGCGGACGTACATGCCGTTACCGGAGCCGTCGTTAGAGTCAGTGTTACGCCAGATAGCGTATAGTCCGAGGTCCCAGATAAAACAGTTCCATCCAAGACGACATGCTCGCTGTTAAGTGAAGGCGTAGTCGTGAGGGTGAACGATTTATTCGTTCCGTTTGCTTGCGCCAGGAAGTTGTCCGAGAGGAAGCCGATGGTGCCGAGAGTGGACGCGGCACAAGCTGAACCTGTCCCGGTCACATTCCCCGATCCGTCGGTCTGGAGGCATTGGCCAGCGATGGTGGCGAGTTTGACAGTGCCTTGGAATGTCGCGCTCGACTGTTCCGTCAACTGCCCGACCATTGAATTCGACCCATCGACGTGGAGGTAGGCTGTGCTATTTGCCACCAGATTTGTCGTGGACAGGGCTACGGCGTTGGCGAGGGTTTGTGTCGATGCTCCCACATTTACGATCAGCCCGTATAGGGTTACAGTCGATGCGCTGAGAGTGGTTGTGGCGGTGGCTACTTGATCGAGCCTGCCTGATAGCGACACAGTGGAGGCGGACAGCGCGGTAGTAGACACTGCGACCTGGTTGAGTCTTATCGACAGCGCCGCGGTTGATGGGCCAAAATCAGTCCCGCCAGTCGAATTGATCGTGACTACCCCAGTCCCGCCAGCAGGCGATATAGTGATTCCCGTCCCAGCGATGATCTGAGTCACGCCAGAGGATGATCCAGCCTGCGAGCAGAGCCCGCCGAAGGTGTAGCCGTTGTGGAAGAACGCGCCAGTTAGAGCAAAGCCAACAGGGCAGTTCTTCGGGGTGATGGTTTGCGTCAGGCGGTCGTTGCGCTGGGTTTCACTGTCTAGGAAGTTGCCATTCAGACCACCGATGGCCTGGTTGGTGTTTGCACCTCTGAGGTAGAACGCAGGATCAGCGTGGGCGACCGACGCGAGCAGAGCGAGGGATAGGAGCCATCTCACGCGCACTCCTCAAGTGGAAGGATACCCAAGTCGTCGAGTTCATGGGGCTGAATCTTGTCGGAGATGTCGAACCGCTTGAAACTGTTCGGGAGCTTGATACCATCCATCGCCCCATACGCCGCTTCCTTGGCATCGCAGATCGACGGGCCGCGTCCAGTGGCGACGAGGACGTAGCCCTGGCCGGATGATACCACGAACTGGCCTTTCTTGTTGAGCGAGAGATTCATCGGATGGATGTGCCCGCCAACATTGTGTTCGTCCACGCCCTCGACAACCAATCCCTTCGATATCTTCGCCACCTTATCGTCGAAGGGGAAGCCGAACGCGCAGAGAAGGACGCCAACGCTCCAGTCGTAGTGCGTTTGGACATCGACGCGCTGCCCGGTCGCGCAACCCATCATGATCTTTTCCCAGGGGGTCACATGAATCTCATCTTCCAACGCCCAGGAGGGATAGCCGAGTCGAGGCGTGAACTCAAGCGGAGCGACAAATCTCTCGCCATGCTCGTCCCGCCCGATCACCATGTTAAGATCGATCTGGCCTTTGTAATCAGCGGCGCGTAGAATCGGGGCCATCTTGCCTAGCGTCTCTTTGAATAGAGGGAGGTCCGGGTCCTGGGAATACTTCATGAGGGTGCCGCACTCCCCAGTCAAATAGCCCGTCTCCCGGTCGTGCGACCGCTTATGCTCGAAATTGACATTGATGGGACCAACCCAGTCCGACCCGTTGAAGAACCGGGATAGCCCCACCTCCACGCCCTTCTTCTTTTCCTCGACCTCGACGGACTCGACCACCAACCCCTGGTCGATGAGTCGTTCAACCTGGAGGATGGCATCGGAATTATCTTCTTTCTCACCAATGACCATGTGGTGTTTTTCGACAAGCTTCCCTTCGCTCTTGACCACCCAGGGGCCGGGGTTGGACTTGAGATGCGCGTGAGCTTCCTTGAGGGTCTTGAACGATTTGTTCTTGAGGTTGGGAATCCCGCACCGCTTCATGATGGCGCGGGAGAACGCGCGGTCGGATTCCAGGCGATTCCCGAATGACGATCCCCCGAATGTTGGCACCTGCTTGTGAACCTGATCCCAAATCTTCGCCAACTCGTCGGAGTTGTAATCCATCACGATGAGGTCGGCCCACTTGACGGACGGTCGCCAGTCTGTGACTTTAGGCACGAGGCCATCCGCGACATCCTTCATCGCTGGGTTCTCGATCCAAAGGCGAACCTTCACGCCATCGAGCGACATTCTGAATGCAATGTCTGCTCCTTCCCCGTGCCTAGACAGGTAAAGGACGTTCACTTGTATCCCACGCGCAGAAAAACCAACAACGGGAAACCAACCAACGCCATCCCTATCGCCATCCCGCAGAGAAAGTAGATTTTATCGGGCGTCATATCAGTCTTGGTCGTCGTCGATGATGTAGGCGTCTTCGGGCTCATCCCCAACAACCTCCGCGCGGTCGATAGGTCGGGGGCAGGTCATTGGGTCTTCCGAGCCTTTTCTTTCTCAGCGTTGTTCAGGATCGACTCGATGGCAGAGCGGGTAGCCTGGGGATGGGCGAGGACGAGCGCGGCCATGTTCTGACCGGCGCGAGCGAGTTGACCTCCAGTGACGGCGGCTTTACCGACCAGCCTGGGAGGCGCGGTGGTGACAACAGCCTCAAGACCGCTGGCGCGGCCAGAGATGAAGTCTCGGAATTGGGACGCCACCACGCGGTCATGGACTTCCTGGAGAGCGCGTTGGGCTTCCTCGCCAATCTGTGAAGCCCGGCCTCCGATGCTCTTTTCCGACCGCCCGCTTTTAAGCTCTCTCAACACCCTCGCCATCGTAGCCTGCGGGTCGCTCTTGATGACCTCTTTCCTGATCTCGTCGTAGGCTTTCCGAGCCTTGGAATAGGACGAGTTCACAGCGTCCCACTCTGCCCTCTTGTCTGATGGCAGAGCAGCGCGGAGTTGGAGGTTGAGGCGGTCGCGTAGGAACTGGAGGGCCGAGTTCGCCTTGTTCCCGATCTTCTGGAGCCCACCTTGACCGGGAATCCCGTAGTCGATGGCGTCGTCAAGGTTGCGCTTGATGTTGAGGACTTCACCGAAGTCTCGTCCCTCAGCAGACGCCTTCTTGACCTGGCCGAGGAATTCGACGACTGTGTTGTAGTCGGGAGTTCCCTGCTTGATACCGCTCTCTTTCAGCCTGGAGGCGTATCCGGTCAGAGCTTCTGGCAAAATATGCCCGTTGCGCTCCATGTCGCGCATGGTGGAAACAAGGGCGGGTTTCAGGTTGATCTGCGCCGCCTGACCAGCCGCGCGGGTGCCGGGGAACCCAGCCAGAGCGTCCTGGACCGCATGAAACTTCTTGCCAACCTCGGAGAGGCTATTCTCGATGTGGGTGGTCAGTGTCGCCTGCTCAAAATCCGACAACTTCTGAGACACCATCTTCCAGACCTCGCTACCACGACTCCCGATCAGTTCCTTGACGGCCTCGGGGGATCGTCCAGTCCAGGTGCCGAGGAGTTGCGAGAAAACGTCCTTGGTTCCTTGCGCCAGAGGCTCCAGACCTTTCCCCAGGGCCTGCGCGGCCTCTTCGGTGGGGATCGCGGCGAGCGCGACACCAGCCTTGTCCTTCGGCATAGCCTCAGCGGCCATGGCGGCAGGCATGCCAACAGCGGCGGAGATGGGTGCAGGGACGCCTGCGTGACCTAGGATTTCGGCGGTCTGCCCAGCCTTCTTATCGAGATACCCAGCGGCCTTTGCCCCCAGGTCTGCGACAGGCTGGAGAACCATGTTGGCATGACGAACCATGCTGGCGAGGCCGGGGTCGTGATGGGCCAGAGCATCTTGAGACATCAACTGCGATTGATCTGGAGGCGGCGGTATAGACCCCGCGACAGAAAGTTGCTTTGGATCGTCAGGAGGAGGGGGGATGTCCATTATACCTTCACCCACTGCTTCCCATCCCATTTAGCCTTGGTGCCATCGGGGTAGGTGTGTTCGGTCGATTTCCCATCATGTTCAGCGGCGGGTTTGCCGGATGGGGACTTCTCCGCCTTCGCCTCTTTCTTCCCACCAGGCAACCCAGCGATTCGTCCCTTGTACTCAACATCCATCGCCTTCTGGACTGCTTCGAGGCCACCAGCGTTGAGCTTTTTCGACAGAATCTTCTTCGCGTCCTCTTTGTCCTCGTCGGAGATTGAGGCCATCCCGCCCTTCGTGATCCTGGCGTAGTTTCCCGCCGCCATGTCGAGGTAGGTGTTCATGGCGATGGAGTTCTCGTCGTTGAACTCGGTTTCCCCACGCTGGATGGCAGAGTTGAATATCCCGATCTGCCCCTTGTCCATCTTGGCCGCGACATCCTTCGCCATGTCCATGACGGCGGTGAAGCCGCTGTGTGCAGACTCCAGGTTCACCTTCATGGCTGCGCCCGTTGCCGCAGTCGTACCAGCCCCACGAGTCGAAGCGGCAAGTTGTCCGGCGAACTCCTTTTTCAAGTTAGCGGCGTCGTAGTCTGGATGGTCCTTAATCATCTGTGCGACCATGGCAAGATTGTTCGAGTTCCATCCACCCATTCCACCAGGGCGAAGGGCATCGAGGGACACGCCGTTCTTGGAAGCATAGTCTGTAACCAGTTTCATGTTACCCTGGTCAGCGACTGCTTTATTGGCGGCAGGAGGCTTCGTCGAATTCGTCCTCATGGCGTCAGGCAACGTATCGTTCAGTGCGATCCCCTTCTTGACCCAATCAGGGTTGCCATCGAGGTCCTTCTGCGTGACAACAAAGTGGTTGGCAGGGACTCCCGACCCTTTCCCCTGCATCCTAAGCAGATTCTCCTTCTCGGTGTTGGCGGTCTGTTGCTGGGTTAATTTTTCAGCCAGCGACAACCTCATCGGTTGAGTGGCCTGCTGGGTAAGTGGTGCCTGCCCAGGCCGGGTCGGCCCCTGCGCGGGTTGTCGTAGATTCATCGCCTGCATCTCGGCTGGGGTAGCCATACTCTCCCTTCTCTGCCCAATCGACTGGCCGATGTTTTGGGCCGTATTCCCAACGGTGTTCCCAAGGTTCTGGGCTAGCGCGGCCCACGGGTTTCCAGACTGAGATTTCAACTCTATCAGTCTCTCGGCCATCCCGGTAGGAAGTTGCGGCGGGGGAATGAACTCAGGCAAGCGCCACCTCCGCGAGTTTATTGTAGTCGAGCATCAGGTAGCCTTTCATCACTCTGACCGCCTCGGGGTATTTTTGTGCGACATGGTGGGCCATGAACCCGACGAATGTACCAACAGGGAGTCTATCCTTGAGTTCCGGGCACTCCTCGCGGTCGTACTCGTAGGTGTAAACGTTGAATCCATATTTCTTCCCAATCAGTCGAACGTTCTTCTTGAGACGGATGTCAGAGAACATCGCAGAGAAACCACCGGCCGCGCCGATGCCTCCTGCGATTCCTCCCACGGCACTTCCGATTCCAGAATATAGGCCAGCGGTCTTTTGAGCGTCGGCGTTCTCCGATGCAACACTCAATCCCGCCTGTAGCTGTTGCTGGAACTGCTCTTGTTGGATATTCGAGGCCGACGCCTGGCCGAGAGCCTGGGCGAGGTTGGTGTAGTAGGTGTTTTTGTTCGAGATGTCGGAACCAGCGGCATTCGCGTAGGAATTGACGTAGTTCCCGAGCAGGGAAGCGTAGCCCTGGGTGTAGTCGCGCTGAGAGGACGAGAGAGCCCCCTGCATCGCCCCGGCCTCGATGCTGGAGCCCGTGAGCCCGCGCTGTTGAGAGTTGGATTGCGCCTGCGCCATCCCCTGCTGGCCTTGAAGCGCGGTGGTTTGGCCCAGCGCCCCAGTCTGCGACCCGAAAAGCTGTTGGTAGAGAGGCATCAGCATCGAGGTCAACGACGCAGGCGCGTTGTTCGCCAGCATATTGATCGCGCCAGTGGAGGTCTGCTGGAGTGACGCCGGATTCACATTCTGCGTCGTGACGGGCGACATTCCGGCGAGAGGATTCACAGGAGTTGCCCCAGCGGCGGGGGCGTTTGACTGCGCGGGCTGACTCGTGATTGGCATTTTAGACTCCCACTGGTTCGGAGTTGTGCTTCTGGCAGTTCTCAGACAAACGCATGACCTGTAGATTCCATGGAACGTGAAGACCAGACGCCTGCTTCCCTTGAAGAGGCCATATGTGATCGACGGAGTACTGGACGCCAGTTATATTGGTCATTATAGATGACTTTCTGTAAATCAAAGCGATTTCTTTTTCGTAACCGGGTAGCATACCACTTAATTTTAAAGCCCTTCGTTTCGATCCATTTAAGCGCCAATACGACTTCAGTTTCAAGCGATTATTTTTATTCCACAATGCATTCACTTCTTTGCATCGCTCTCTATTTTTTAACTCCCACTCTCTTCTCTTGGCGTACACATTCTCCTTGTTTTTTAAAACATACTTTCGATGATTTTCCGTATTTCGTTTACGGATTTCTGGAGAACGTCCACGCTCTCTTATCCGATCTTTGTTTTTTAGGTAGTAAATTTTATTTTCTTCTACGGAACGGCGATACCGCCCAGGATGGAGTTTCCGCATTCTTCTAGCGGATTCCCTCTTACACGCCCGTTCTTTTTCCTTATCTTTATATGGCATTTCAGTCCCAGCTGAGACTAGAGTATACCAGGCGTATCCGGTGTATCGCAATGGGGCCCACAAGCCCGGATGCCCCGCAGGTCATAGAAAGCCAATGTCCAGTTGACGGTTGCGATGCTGGGAATGGAAGTTTGGCTACAAAATACCCAGTGTTCTCGGGGGATTCATTTAACACCACGTTTCCCAGCGGATAGGTGTTTGCCGAACCATCAATAGTGTAGGTGCAGTTCAACGTCGCCGTCCCGTTGCTCCCACTTGGCGCTCCGAGCATCATGTACGCCCGCGTGAACTGCTTCCGCATGTTCGGATCGCCACCATCGAAGTCGGCGGTTTGGAACGTCATGGTGAAGGGGTTGCCGTTGTCGGACTGGCCGATGTCTTGCTGGTAGAAAAGACCGGTAGGCCCAGAGTCGCCCGTATACAGCCTGTTGAGATATAGCGTGGCTGACGCCGCAGGCTCATCGTCCCACAGCTGCCACTTCTGGTTCTGGTCGTAGATAAAGATGTGGTCGTTGGCCGCAGTGACCGATGTGCTGGTGGTGAAGAAAAGCAAATACCTGTCATCCCATCGGGCAGAGGTCGTCGCTGGCCTAAACGCTCCACTGACCCAGGTGAAGGTGATGTCGTTGAGCGTCGGCACCTCTGTCGCCACATCGACGTTGAATAAAATCCTCGCCGCGATGTAGGTGGAGCCCGTCGATACCGTTATTCCAGCATTAGCAGTCTGGAGAACCCACGGCGCATTGGTTGCGGTCGCCAACCCGCAGGTCGCTCCAGTCGCCACCCAGAAGGTGAACGATCCTCCATTAGTCACACCATTGACGATGAGGTTCCCGAATGATGTTGGCGAGGCGACCAGGATACAGGGAGTGATGTAGTAACCCGTTGTCTCGGCCTCAGTGACCAACCCATTGGAGATTGCTGTTGTCGTCCCATTCGATGTCGTGAAATTCTCAAGATACCGCCAGTAGCGTTTTCCAGAAAGAGATGGACCTGCAGTGCTGAGGGCGACCGGCGCACTCCAGGATATCCCATCGCTTGAATTCTCATTCGTATAAGTGAGGGCCGCGACTGAGGAGCTGGTATAAGCGACAATGAATGGGGGTCCGATGATCGGGGTTGAGAAGGTGGTGTCGAAGGCAGACGACGTATATGTCCCTGTCGGAGAATAGGAAGAAACTCTTACATTTGAAACGCTTATAAATTGGCACGTGTTGCTACCACCTCCGCACTGAGGGCCGCTGCCGCTACATGTTCTAGTCGAATCCACAACAAGGTTGAAACCGATAGGCGTTGTATTCTTTTGGAAGGCACGGGTAAGCGTGAACGGGTATTCGCATGTGGGCGTAAACTTAGAGAACGCGATAATTATTGATGACGACTTTTCGACTGATGCTATGTTCATTGACGAATTTAGAGACGAAGAAGTATTGAAATTTCCAAGACCCGCGTATGTCGCTCCATCATAAATACAGGCAAACACATTGCTGGTGTTCGCGGAACAGGTGGCATTAGAACCACCAACAATCTGTGTATACGCGCATATTGCTTCACCATTTGGACACTGTACTGTAGCTCCGCCCGATAACGGAATAACCGATCCATTAGAGGCGTTCAGAACCCAAGGCAACCCTGATGGGGGAGTAGATGAAGAAATCCAACCAGTTCCCGTTAAGTTTGGATCGAAAACAGAGCCCGTGGATATCGACAAGGCCAACGAAGATGATCCCCGAGTCGAAACGTTGACTAGCGTTCCATTTACATAAGTGGATGTTGTGTTGTCCACGAAAGTTGCCGACGATGGCACCAAGTCACCAGGAGAGATGGTGGCCGAAATTGGTGCGCCGGGACCAGAGGCGGTCAAATTCCCAGACTGCCAATCTGCCTGAGTCGTCAACGTCTGCGTCAGCGTATTTTTCGCAGTCGTGATGATGGGGAGGATTTGCGAGTCGATTGGGTAGGACACGCGGTTGATCTGGGTGCCAGAGAGCCCTTCCACCCCGCGATACGACAGCCAGTAGAGGACGTTGGTGACTTCTTGGACGCTTCTGGGCTCCAGGCATCCGATCTGGCTGGAAATCTTGCGTAGTGCGAAGTCGGACAGGTCGTAGCCCGACAATCCCCATAGATCGTACGGCCGACCGATTAGAAACTGGTTCTGGAACTCCCCCATCAGGCAGTTCACCGCAAGACCATCATTCGTCCCGTTCACCTGGATGATAGCGGGGGAGGTGGTTAATTGAACCGCAGGGATTGTGTAATCGAGCCCGTTAAGTTCTCCCGACAGGTAGACAGCCGACCCTGCTCCGTTCGGCCCAACCCCGGGGACTCCAGAAACCAGGATTCGGTTGCGGAATGTGCCAATATGAGAGCCAATCGGGGCTTGCGTGACGGCCTGGGTGGACGTAACGGTGGTGGCGAACACTGGATCGACGCCATCCGCGCACCAGAGTTGCCCGAGCGCCTGGACGCATTCCATGGTGGCGGTGGGCGATAAAACGCTATGGAGGCCGGGAATTGGCGTACATGAACCATCGCCAGGGGAATAGAACATCGAGGTTGACGAGAACATCACGAGGTACTGGACGCCGTTCTGCAGGAAAAACGGCCACATGCCGCGAATGGGCGCGGAACCCTCGCAGGCAGTCTGGTTCTGTTGCGCGTAGCCGAGACGCCGAGTCATCGTCCCGGTTCTGTCCGACAGGATGTTGGTTGACTGCTGGAAGCAGTTGGGCGAGATGATGTCGCCGGGGAATCGAGTAATCAACCCGCACATCTGGATGCCACCCGACTGCCCACCACCAACGTCGATGGTTTGCTCCGTCGCGCTAGGAGTTTGCGCGAGAACTGGCGAGGCGAGGGCTAGGAGTAGGAGCCATTTCACGGTGCGCCACTCGCGTTGGGCCTGTAGTTGGTCAGGTCCCGGCATTTCTTGGAGAATTGACCGCCAACTGCCTGGAATAGTGTCAGATAGTAGCCCGCCCGGCCCGGTTGCTGGTCGATCTGCTCGATGGTGGACGCGGCCCAGTAGGCAAGGATGTGTTGGTAGTCTTGCAACTCGTTGATCCCGTTGAAAGGAACGTCCGTCGGTGCCACCAAGTCGTTGGCCGACACATCGAAATCGACTTTGATGATGTCGGTGTCAGTGGAGGCCGCAGGCCAAGGCGCGAATCCAATCAAACCGCGCGACGAGAAGTTGATGAAGTAGCGGTTGGGGTATCCGGTCGCCGCCTGCCATCCGAGAGATTGGGAGTCGAGGGCCGCAGGCGTCATCTGGGGGATGGATTTCAGTCCAATCGTAACTCGCTCGATGACGTTGTAGTTCGTAGGAAGAGGGTAGTACGTCGTTCCCGGCACAAGAGTAAACTCGGCCGTCTGCTGGAGGCATCTGCTGCCAGCCATAGCCTCGCGCTGACCTTGGTTGAGGAATACGGTGATCTGGGAGTCCGTGAAGTGCTGGCGGGTAGCGGAAGCACCGTCCAGAGTGAGATTGCGAACGTCTGCGATTAGCTGGGTAAGATTTTCCGCCGCGCGACAGGGTGCCGACGCTAATAGCGCGAGTACGATGGTTGCGACTAAACTCCGCGCTCTCCGCATAATTTCATACCCAGCGAGATTCTTTGACTGACTTCTTGGACATCTGAGCCTTTCGCTTCCACATCTGGACCTCGGACACCAACACCAGGGCGAGTAGGATAACAATTCCAACGTTTGTCGGGTTCATATCACTTTTGTGTGTTCTCTGATGGCTGCGAGGTCGTCGGAAATCTTCTGTGTGAACGTCTTATCCTTCCACATGAAATAGGCCGCGCACATGATGGGGAATCCCACCATTTTGACTAGATCGGCAAGGGCCTGTGGAGTTGAAACGTCCATTTTAGAAGTTCAGCGCCAACCCTGTGAAGATTCTCAGGTAGCCCTTGTTGGTGGTTTGCTTGTACTCAAGCGCAGGCCCAGCGGAAATCGTCACAGAAGGGTTTTTTACATACGTTTTCCCAGTCGCATTCTGAACCGCAGACTGAATCCACGGGACGACATTGGCGAGGGGGGCGACGATGAGAGTGATTTTCCCCGCGTTCATCGACGCACCAACCGCCAGCGGCGTCCAGTCCTCGCAGACGATGGTGGGGAGCAAGCAACCATCCTTGGGGCTGTGGGTGATGAGGGGAAGCAACGACGACGCCTCGCTCTGTCCCAACGCCTCAGGGGCAATTAACGCGCCGAATACAGGCTTGGGGTGTTGGTAGTCAAGAGGCCGGAAGTACGGAGCGGCCAGGACCTGGGACGCCAGCAACACGACGAGAGCGAGGAATTTCATGAGACTCCTAGGGAACCGACTGCATCTCTTCGATTATCACCACGGTCTGAGCGCCGTTGCCGAGGTTGGGCGCGCAGTAGTACGCCCCCGAGGCGTTCGTGCAGTACTGGGACGAGACTGCGGTGCTTGTCGCCTCGCCTAGAACGTAGTAGTCGGACGCGGCGACCGTTGAGCTACCGATGACGACGGTCACGTTGCCTCGGTTGGCGAAACAGACCTTGCGACGCGAGCGGTCAGTGACGGCAGGACGCAGTTGAGTCGCTCCGGCTGTGGGCGTGTTGGATGAGCAGGAGACAGAGTACGTGTTAGGTGTATCTCCACCCGTCAGAGCAACCGCCAGCGTGTTTGGCTGGATGAAGTAGTCGTGCTTGTCCGCGGCATAGGCTTCGCGCGATCCCCAGGCAGCCAAAACAGCCAGCCCGAGTAGTAGGCCAAGTCGTCGGGCGTTCATGTTGGCTCCGGTTATTGCGGTGCGCTGGCGATGACGTTCGTCCCAGTGACCGTTCCCGCCGCGAACGCGCGACCGATCAGAGTCACACGGGTCAAAGTCACGCTAGTTCCCGACAGGATGTTCCCGCTGATCGTCGTATCAGTGAACGTTGCGGCACTGGGAGTGTACCAGTAGACGTTCCCGGGCTTGGCACCGCCAGTCAAGACGACCGTGAGGTTGGTCCCAGTCAATGCTCCCGAACCGCCCGTTCCAGACTTGATAACGAAGAGGCTGCTGGGTCCACCGTTGAGAGTGAGGACTCCGGTAAGGGTGGCCGCAGCGGTGAAGCAGGCAACACCGGGCTGGAGCGTGGCCCCAGCCAACGTCCCGGTCTGCGTGGTCGCGCAAGCCATGGCCGCGATTGTGGTGGTGGCCGCGTTGAACGCCGCGACGTCAGCGGCTGAGATCGGCGTCACGGCAAGTCCAGTCACCGTGCTGGCCGTGTTCGTGTAAGACGCGCCAGACGAACCGGCGTTGATTGACACCGTGGAGTTCGTGAGCGTCAACGATGATGGGGCTCCCCCGGTGCTTAACAGAGTGTAGAACGTATCCACGCCAAGAATGGACCCCGCGCCAGCCGCCGCCGCGAACGTTGCGCCGTAGCAGGCAGTGACGCCATCGGAAACTAGTACGGAACCGCCCACGCCGCCCGTGCTGATGCAGAGAGCGAGGAACGCGCCCGAGGGGCTGACCGCGATGAATTCAGAGAATCCAAGGTTGGTCGTCGCAATCGTCGTAGTGCTGACTGAACCATTCATCTGGAAGGCGGGAAGAGGAGTTGACGGGTTGGAGCCAAGATAAATACCATCCCAAGGGAACGCGGAGGTCCCAAGAGTCTGAGAGCCACCCACGGAAGTCGGCCCCCAGTCGCCCAGGTAGTCGTGGCAAATCTCGTTGTTGGTCCCAGTCGGGCTACCACCATTGCAAAGGATGTCGCCGGTCACTCCAGTCGGGTTGACACCCAGCAGGCGAGCATCCGCGACACCGCAGAGTAGAGCAAGGGAGACGATGGCGGTCAGAAATCTGTTCAAGGTATTCCTCCTGCGTCTACTTCGGTCGAAACTCTTCGATATTCCCTGCGTCCGGGTTCTCCGGGTCAAGTCGGCGGCAGATATTCTTGTACTCTTCCTCGACTTCCTGGGGGCTACGACCGCCCAGTTCCTTCTGCGGCTTGGTCCAGTCGCCAGCTTTCTTGAGAGCGCTCATGAAATCAGGATCGCGGTGCGAGTGCGAGCGGATTTCTCTGCGCGTCTGAATAAACGGCTTGAACTGCTCCAGCAACGCGGTGGATCGACGCGCCAGCTTGTCCCGCTCGTCAGGATTCGTGGGTTCGGGCGTACCATCTTCCAGAACCTTCATCACGTTCCTCTGCTGCTCGTTCAACCGGACCCGATTCGTCCGCATCCACGGCACGTTGGTAGGAGACGCACCCATCGCGCCGTTGCTGAAATTCTCGCTTGCGACCTGACCCGCACCGTACACGTTCGCGGCTTGCTTCAAAGACTCGCGCTCGTACACCGTCAGAACTCTGCGAACAGGCGGCGTCGGCGCGGTATCTTTCACGAACGTCTGCGTTGTGGGATTAGCCATGGTGAATGTCTCCTATTCGATCACTCGTATATATTGGTACCCTAGTTGCTAGACCCGAAGCCCCATCGCGGTTCAACTGTGCTGATGCCGAAAGAAGTATATCCGGCCCACTTCGTGGCGAGCGTGTCGAACTCTCCCGACCGCATGAAAGAGACTTTCTCCCACTCGCGGAAAATCAACTCGCGGCGCATCCGCTCGGAGTTGACCAGGAACCAGTTGGTCGGAGACGTGAGGAAGTTGTCCCAGACGATGAGCTTGTAGCGGCCCTCGGAGTAGTTGCGGTTGTTGAGCGAGGTGTCAACCTTACCCATGCTCTCCAGGATTTCGTAGCCAACATCCTCAAGCTGCATCGGGACGATGATGGTATCCGCCACGTTCATGATGATGTTGCCCGCGTTGGACGGGAACGCCTTCATGAGCAGGCGGTTGTTCTGGAGGTTCGCCGCGCTGAACGCCAGCGAGTTCGTGTTCGAGAAGTTCGGACCACCGTTCGCGTTGGTGTGGGCCGCGTTGAAGAGCGACAGGCCATCACCGGTCGTGAACGCGCCGTTGAACCCGTTCACGAAGCAGAACGCTCCCTGCTGCTCGCGGAGCTGGCGGAACGAATCGGCCATGTTGCGGACGGTGGATCGCACCGCGCCGTACAGGTCGTTGCGGAGAAGCTGGCGGGTCGCGATGAATCCGACCGCGTACTGCGTCTCCTGGATCGACTTCTTGTAGCCTTCCGTGACGGGGACGTAAGGAACCGACCCGTTGAAGAGCTGGACGGCCGGGAAGTCACCGACCTCCAGGTCGTACTCGGTTCCCTGTTCGGCAGGCTTGAAGTCGAACATCAAACTTAACATACTCGGCCAGCCTCTGTACTGATCTACAAAAAGTAGGGATAAGTCCCTTTGAACGACTGAAGGCCACTGACTGGAGTTGACAATTGCCACTTTATTTCTCCTGTAAGACTGACAATGTTCCGTGCGTTTCAACGCGACGGATTACGCTTTGAACCAACTCGCGCACTTCTAGTTTGGCCTTCAGTTCGGTCTGGTAATTATCGACGACGAATGAAATCAAATCAGAAACTCTCTGTCCTGCGGGCTGGTGAGAAGTCCAGAGTTCAAGATTCTCAATTCTGTTGTCGTTTTTGATTCCGTTCTTATGGTGAACGTTCTCCCCTTTTCTCAGAGAACGCCCAAGTTCTTTTTCCATCACAAGAACATGTTCAGAGACTCGGCAGTGACCGGCTTCCCGGGAGACGGAATGTCCGCGAGAGAAAACCTTGACGTATCCGTCTTTGTCGATCTTGTTTTCTCGCGTCGTATTCTTGTCCCAGTACCGGAGCATATAGCAACTCATCGTGCAGTACCCAGAAATCCGGGTCGTCGTAGTGAAAGAGACTTCTCCACATCCAGAACAGACGTAGCTATAAATGAACCGGCGAATGGAATATGGTTCACCGCCACGGTTAAACTTCCCCGTGGCCTTCGTATACTTAGCGACGATCTGTTCTTCGGTCATTTCTCTCTCAAAATCAGCTGATCGGATGGAAGCCCGAGTCCTGAAGCGCGACGTACGAGTAGAAGTCCAGATTGTTGACGAGGTTGAGTTTCTGCGCGTTATGCCAAGTCTTGGGGTCGAGGCGGAAAGAGTCGCCGTTGAGGCCGATGTAGTTGGCGACGATGAGGCCGCGACCCGTGCCGACGGCGGCAGTGGAATCCAGGAGCGTGGAAACCGTGGTCGTGTTGACCTTCCAGACGAGCAGATCGTAGAACAGGGGAAGAATCTGCGTGATCTTCGAGGTGGAGTCGGGAGCGACCGTCAGGGGAGTCGCGGAAACCAGCGTGTCGGAGCCCGCGTTGGAGATGGTGACGAAAGCCAACTCGCCAATCGCAGTTCCCGCGTTGATGTAGTCGAACGCGGAGTCTTTCAGCGTGATCTCGTTGGTGATCGTGATGGCCGTGGTCGTCGCGGAGGCGACAGCCATGGTCGAGGCCAGGCTGTAGCTGACCTTGACGAGAACGGCGGTGTCACAGAGGTCAACCTGATGCGACGGATACGCGAGGGGGGTGGCCGCGAACGCGGTCCCCATCAGAAAGGAAGAGCCAGCGAACCCAGCCAACGGGAACCACTGGTTGAGCGTGGTCGTCAGCGCATCGCCAGACGCCGCGTAGTTGTGGTTGCCGTTCAACACGCCGATGGCGTGGGCATTGGAAGAGGCAGTCACCGGGATGAGGACACCGATGTTGGTGCCAGCCGTGACGCCGGGCATCAGCAACGTTCCCGTCGGGATGTTCGCACCCGCGCCAGAAACGGGGAAAAGAATTTCGCGAGCGTCGGCGTAGTTTACAACCGAGGTCACTGCGGCCATGGGTGTCTCCCTGCGACAGAAAGTTTATTCTGTTATGGGAGACTCGATGGTGAACGTCAGCGACTAGTGAACGTCTGAGCGAAATATAACATGACTACGCAATGTTGTCAACACCTATTTTCAGAATCCTAAATTCGCGGGACTGTTGGTCGGCCAAACGTAGTCGAGGATCGTGCGGATTTGTGTGCTGTTTTTTGAGCCGCAAAGAGCGCACCCGCTCCCTTTTCCAATCGTCTGGTCGCCGTAGTTTTCGGTTCCGGTCGCAAAATTTCCAAGAACGTCGGGCGGCCCGCTGACCGGGAATGTCGCAGTCGCGGTGGTCACGTCACCGTAACCACCCTTGCCGTCGATGCTTCCTCCTGTGTGGTCGATGAGGTTCAAATCGTTAATGAACCCGCAACGCAAACAAGCGGCCTTGCGTAGAAGCGTTCCCTTCCCCTGCGCTCCACCAGTCCGCAGGTTGTTGAGGCGCATCTTCCCGTTACCCTTAGATTCACTCGGCCAAACGTCAGTGAAGCCCGGATCACCTTTCGGGTTGACGAGACGCGCCTCCCACTTGGAGAGGAAGTTGTTGTTCTCTTTTTGCTGGTCCATTTACTTGTCGCCGCGCTGCCCTCCGATGTTGGAACCCCTCGCGATGATCTTACGGGCGCGCTCCACTTCCTCGCGCGAGTCGATCTGGACGCCACGACCCTCATCGTCCTGTGATTCCTTCCAGACCTTGACCGAATCCTCATGCTTCGTGTCGCGGCCAAAGGATTCCGCCACGTTCTCGACCAGCGTCAGCGCCCCACGATTCCCACCAAGCCCACGCGCATCCACGCGACCATCGAACTCGCCATCGCGGCGGTCGTCGCGGTCGTCCGACTCCACCTGGCGGCTGGAGAACTCTCCACGTCGGGGCTCGCTTCTCAATGATTTCACCTTCCCGCGCACATAGTCAGCCGCGAGGCCGAGGCGCTTTTCGTAGGTCTTCGCGTCCTGAGTCTCAGGGAACTCAGCAAGGAACGCCTCGACTTCTTTCTTATGAGGTTCCAGCGCGGCGTTGTCCTTGTAGAACCGCGACTCCACCTTATCTATGGAATGGCGACCCTCGATGCGGGCGGCGCGTTCCTCGGCGGCTTTGGCGCGATCCTCTGCGGCCTGGGCGCGGTCGGACAGCGGGCGAAGGCGAGCGTCAGTGATGGCCGCGATCTTGTTGGCCTCGGCCTGAATCTCCTGGCGAGTGCGGCCGGGATTCTCGGCTTCGAGCTGTTGCCACTGGGACTCGGTGGGGCCGAGAGGGGCGGATTCGACGGGGCGGCGGCGGGCCTCTTCAAGAGCTGATTCCGCGCGGGCAGCGCGAAGTTCCTCGGCGCGAAGCTTCTCGTTGGTCGCGTCCTCGCGGGCCTGGCGAGCCTTGTCGGCTTCCTCGCGGTCGGTGCGGGACTTCTCTTCCTTCTCTGAATCAATCTCGTGGATCGCCATGGTGGGATTCTCCTGTTGTTACGCCAATGCTTCTTTTGCGACCTTGAACTGTTTCTCAAGGAATGAAATCTGATCGTCAAACTCCTTCACCATCTCGGAGTGCTTGTCGAGAATGCTTGCGGCCAAATCGAAATCAGCCTGCTTCTGACGGAACCGAGTAGCCAACTTGCTGAAAGTCTGCGCGTCGATGTCGCCGGAGTCATGTTCGAGGTTGGTCCTTTTCTCCTCGTTCTTCGCGTAGGATTCATACTTCCGGTACACCTTCGCTAGTTTACCCCAGGAAGCATCATTTTTCAAGTCCGCGAGGTCAGCGATATCCTTGCGAGTAGCACGGAGGGCCTCAAGACGTTCGAGTCGCTTCTGCTGTCCGTCGTTTGTGAACTTCACATTCGCCATGGTGAACTCCTTTTATTTTGTGACGGGAACTTGGTTCGGATTCGGCTGTTGTCCTGATGCCTGTTGCGCCTCAACCTGCTCGGTTTCCAACTCCTGGTTTAACCCAGAGATGTGGGCGCGGTCTGCCTCTCCGAGTATCTTAACAAGTTCGGCGGCAGAAGCCTGGGCCAATTTCTTCTCGCCAGCTTCGATGGCTTTGAGATGGGCCATGTGAAGGAACTGCTGTTTGGCCTTCTCCATCGCCATCATCGCCATCTGCGGGGCCTGCGACGGGTCCATCATGAGCTTCTCGCACTGGGGCTCGCCGGAGTTCCGCACGATCCGGTTCCAAGTCTCCAGCGCGATGGGGTCGCCTTGAAGCAACAACGGCCTCATGTTGGTGTACGTCTGAATCAAAGTTCCCAACCGTTGAAGCGCAAACTCCGGGGTTAGAGTCACACTCCGACGGCGGGCGACCCAGCGAAGCCTGGGGTCAGCCAAAATCTTTAGAGGAAAGGACTGCTGCGCGCCCTTCTGGTCCGTGAACTTGTAGTCCGACTCACCCGAATACTGATACAGCAGGGTCGCGTGGAGTTTGGCAAGATCAGGCAGAGACTCGCACCATTCATCCAGGCATCTATCCGTACGCTTACCCGCCTGCATGAGGAGCAGAGTCGTTTTGGCGGCCGGGGCACGAGGGTCTGATGGCGACGTTTGGCCTGATTCACCTTGGGAGACTCCGATGAGCATTTCGAGGAAGCGGGCGATGGTAGAGAGTTTGATGTTGTTGTCACCCGACGCCGCCGCGACATCGGCAACCTCCAACTGCTTCATCGCCTTCGTGATGTCGGGGACGTAGTAGGTGACGCCGGGGCGAATGACGCACTCAGCCCGGCCCATGTCGATGGTTTCCTTGAGGTCCTGCTGGACCATGAACATGGGAGAGGTCGTCAGCATCATCACGTTGTTGTCGTGGCGGAACAGCGTGTCGATCTGGTTGAACATGTCCTCGCCGTCGGACACCAACGAGATGCCGTCAAACGCGTGGTCGCGGGCGACGAGACGAAACGGGATGACATCAGGCACGTTGTGGCGGAGGTCATAGGGCCGACAGGCGATGATGATGAACGCCTCGCCCTCGCTGATCCCAGTGACGTGGTACTGCTCGACTACCCCGTCTTTATCGAGGTCGAACTTGACAACGAATGACCCCAGACGTAGCGGAGCGGACTCTGGGTCGGGGGTAACAAATCCTTCAACGTAGAGTCGGTTCTTGTCCCAGTTATCTGCGACCGTTGACCCGCGCCGCTTGATGGCGACTTCAACTTGGTCTTTGTAGAACTCCCCTTTCTTCGCCCGCCGCTTGAGTTCTTCTTTGCCGAGGTCATACATCGCTCCGTACATCTCGGCCCTCTCCAGCTTTAGAGAAGTGGTAGGGTACAGGAGAAATTTGGTTCGCAGGAGCTGCCGGTATTCAATCCCATCGAACTGGACGTGGTTGTGATGGAACCGGACGATGAGTTCGGCGTCCTTCCCTTCGATGAGAAAGAAATCTGCCAGATCGGCGTAGGTCGAGCCTTCGATCTTGGATGACGCCGCGTCGGGGTAGTCCTTCTTGAATTCTTCATAGCTCCGGTAGGTGCGCTGGTCGTTGACGCATTGGACGACGCGCTCCCAGGAGCCCGACACGAGGAACGTTCCATCTCGGAACGCTGGGATGGTGCCGCCCTTGAGGGTCTTGAGGCCGTTGTACTTGCGCGAGAACGAGTGGTTGAAACCCTCTTGGAGTTTCGTCAGGGATGCGGCGTCACCAAGCCCTAGCTCTTGTTCCGCGCCAGGGTCGATGTCGGGAGCGAAAAGTTCGGTGTCAGCGTAGAGCGCGGGGTTGAAGGTGGCCTCGAATGTACGAGCGATTCCAGCAGCAGCTCGCAGAGTAACATTGGAAGCTCCCTCAAAGGGGAAGTTGGTTTCTTCAACGATGCCTTCGAGGAGGTCGGAGCATCGAACGAGTTTCTTACGCAGGGGCTCAGACTCGCGACGAGCGTTCTTGAGGAGTTTCTTGACGTGCTTCTGGAGGCGGTCGAGTTGGTCTTCGCTTAGTTGCTGGAGGCGACCCTTGAGCAGTTGGTCAACACGTTTCGCCGCCTTCATCTCGCCAGCGATAATGTCTGCGGGCGGCGGGAGGTGCTTGACCTCGACAGCCATGTTATTTCTTGGCCTTGCCGATCATCGCGGCGATCTTAGACTTTCGCGCTTTTTTTTTGCCAAACGCGGGACGAGGCTTCGAGTCCGGTTCCTCGGGAGCAGTGAGCGCAGGACGCTTGCCAAAGCGAGGGGCCATCTTCTTGTCAGCGGCCTGCGAGTCGATCTCGATTCCCTGCTTGGTCTTTTTGTACACGCGATCTCCTAGAGCCCTTGTCCCGGCAATCTCGCTCCCTGATGTTGGCGAGCGCGATTGATCGAGTTCTTGCGTTCCTGTTCGCTGACTGAGAGAGGTTTCAACTCTCCCATCGTGCGGCCTTTCTCACATCGAGGGCACGTCCGACTGCGCTCCTCGAACATCGTATGACAAGCGCTGCACATGAACTTACGAGCCCCCGCGAAGTGCGCCGACTCCATCTCGGTTTGACGGACCTCGGACTCAAAGCGAGTCCCACGCCCGTCATGCTCTTCGCGGCGGCTTCGGCTAGGCATCAGCGAATGCGATTGGGAAGCTGGGACAAATGAACGCCCTCGTTGGGCATGTTCCCGACTTCCTTCTCGCCCTCGTCAACGCCAGCGCCGCGCTTGTTGAACTCTTCCATCTCGGGCATCGACTCGTCACCGATGGCACCACCAGTTCGGCACCATCCGGCCTTGACGCCGACAGGCCCCTGGCGTTTACCATCGTCAGGAACCTTGCCCTTGTTCGTTCCGTCCTTGGGGTAGTTCTTTCCTTTCGCCATGGGGCCTCCGGTCTAGATCAACTTTGCGATGACGCCTTTGCCCGTGAGTTCCGGCGCGCCTTCGTTGGGCATCGAGTCAACCTTCTTGTCGTTGAACGCGGCCTGCTTCGGTCCGACCTGCGGGCCTTCGCGGCCATCCTGGTTCTTCATTCCCTTCGCCTTCTTGGAACCGCTCGACGGGCTCGAATCCGGCAATCCGCTGGACATGGTATCTCCTTGC